CCCCACGCTTCTTATCCAATAGAAGAATGTAAACAAAATACAGTAAATTCACATAAGTAGAAAACATGCTTAGTTCAACAGTTAGAAACTATCACCAAGAACGTTTAGATCACGCAATCAGAAGTCTATCTTTTTTCCAGAAAACAGGAAAAACCAAAGATGAAACTCTTCTCCTCCACGATTCAGATAACATAAGACATACAGAAAAAGAAATAAAATTCAAAAATATGCAAAACATACTTCCACAAGTATACAAGAAAGAAATTTCAAAACGCATAGATATCTTAAGGAATCGAAATCAAAATAGAAGATTTGACGCTGAATTCTATATGAATACATCCATTCATGACTTGCCATCTAACCGCGTACCACCATCAGGAATACTACCTCTTCCGTATAGATATGACAAATCACAAGTCGTAACTGCAACAGAAGAACTACCTGAATCAGGCCATGACGTTGACCCTCGGATTAAAAGATTAATAACGAATCAATATCCAGAATTTCTCGAATATCTTGAAATTTACAACAGACCATTAGGTACCACAGACGCAACGGTAACAGATTTCTTCAAACCACAAACTAAATCGCAACCTATTGAAACCAATAGAAAAGAAAGAGTATTAAAATTAGTTCATAAATTTATGGCTATAACACCATACAAACCAATTCATTTTGTTGACAGTCTATATGACAAAACACCTCAACACACTGGAACTAGTTATTACAACAAACACTCCTTCAGAGCCAGAGCACATGCCAAAATGTCTCGTCCTGAACTATACAAGGATAGGCCAACTTCAAAAGGTTACTTTTATAACACAAATTGTGAACTCTTTAGAACATGGATCCACCACATTAAAATGTACGGACATCCTTTTCCAACAAAGAAACTAAAGAAAACTAGATTAAAACAATTTATTTTAGAGCATCCAACACAACTACTAACCCGGAATCATATATCTCAAAGAACAGGAACACAAAAACAAAGACCAGTTTATTCAGTCGATGATTTTTTCATAAGACTAGAATCCATGGTTACGTTTCCAGCACACGTTCAAGCAAGAAAGATACAATGTTGTATCATGTACGGCTATGAAACAATTCGTGGCGCAAACAAAGAGATTGACAAAATAGCACAACGATTTTGCACCTATTTAATGATTGATTGGTCAGGATTTGACCAAAAATTACCAAGAGTCATAACAGACATATTTTGGACTGACTTTCTTGAATCTATCATTGACATTTCAGATGGCTATTCTCCCACTTATGATTATCCGATATATCCAGACTTAACACCTCACATGTTATATACTAGAATGAGTAATATTTTGCATTTCTTGCATACATTCTATAACAATATGGTATTTATTACTGCAGATGGCTTTCCATACGCCAGACAACACGCAGGTGTACCATCAGGTTTGTTAAACACCCAATTCTTAGACAGTTTTGGAAATTTATTCATTTTGATTGACAGCTTAATTGAATATGGAAAATCTGACGAACAGATCAGTGACCTTTTCATTATGATAATGGGCGATGACAACGCTACATTTACCAATTGGCCTCAAACAGACTTAGAAAATTTTCTTACTTTCTTAGAGTCCTATACTCTTAGTAGATACGGAATGGTTTTATCAAAAGATAAATCTATTTTGACTTCAAACAGAACTGAAATACAAACCCTATCTTATACATGTTCACTTGGATATCCCACTAAACCAATTGGAAAACTAGTTGCACAGCTAGCTTATCCAGAAAGAAAACCAAAGTGGAAATATACATCAGCCAGAGCAATAGGCTTAGCCTATGCCTCCTGCGCACAATCTCGTGCATTTCATGATCTATGTAGAGACGTCTACTATGAATTCATTGAATATGCTGAACCCTTAACAATAGAGTCACTTTCTCAAATACAGAGTAACCTCCCAGGTTATTTAAAAGTTGATGAAACACTTTTGACTCAAATTGACTTCACACAGTTCCCCACTCTTGAAACAGTCTTTAACCATATATCAGAATGGCAAGGACCCTTAAAATATTCACCTAAATGGAGTTATGAACACTTCATTGATGAACCAGATAATGTTTCGAAGGCACCAATCACTATACTAGAATATCGTAGAAAACATAAACTTCAACGAAAGAAAGTACATGATTTGTGGACAGGCC